CGAACTCATCCAAAAACTTTTCGTGTTCTAGGAACACAGTGTGTTGAACTCGGCCTTCCATCAATGCCGGCGACTCCTTATGCTCCTGATACTTCCAAGTAAAAGGACACCTAACTATGTCTGTTAGGTCATGGGAGCGAATCGCGGGTATCGAGGCATAGGTTGGATAGTCCAAATCCTCATAGACCCCTTCTTTAAAATCCAAAGTAGCTGCCCCCTGCAAAACCAATGACTAGCCCCAAGACCAGGGCAGACAGAACTGCCCAGCCTGTATAGATCGGTAACCAAATATATCTATTCATGAATGCGTGGATCCTTTCCCCGAGCAAAGCTCGTATACCATGTAGCCTTAGCCAGGTCTTGATCTTTTGTATTTCCATCTTTCTTCCCAGCTCTCCAGTGATACTTGAAACTGGCTATCTCACAGTAGGTGTTAACTGCTTCTCTACCGAAAGCCGCGACCATTGCGTCGATGCACTCAATCCCATGGTCAGATTTGTAATGAGATGGTGAGTTGACGGGATCGGACTTCTTAGGTCTTCCGCGCTTTGCCATTTTATCTCCTCAAAAAAAATGCGGCCATTATCAGGCCCAGGGCCGCGCTGAGGTGCCAACTAAGCGTAAGGGTTGCCTACCTGAATTAAGCCGAGTGTACCTAAAAAGGGATGTCATCCTCAAAGTCATCGTCATCATCATCATCGGATGAATCAGAGCCTGGAGCTGGTGGTGTTGGGCCGTCTACCTTCTTGGCTGCTTGCATCTCAAAGCATGGGTCCGTCTTCCCGTCATCAGAGCCCACTATAGATTCTTTTTGGAACCAGAGTAGTTCCTCGAAGTAGTCACACATTAGCTTGGATTGAGCGTCTGACTCACCCGTAAATTCTCTAATGTAATCTTTCAAAACAAAAACTTTAGTTTCGTTGACGGTTGGTATTCTCTTTGGCCCACCCTTGCTAGTGATAACGCCTTCTATCTTTGGCTTACCACCCGAGCTGAAGCCTATGTTCAGTTGACAACTGACTCCGAGAACTTTCTCTATATCGAACCCTGCTAGTTCTTCTGGCGTGAATGGTTTGCCTCGCCACTTCTCACAATCTTTCTTCAACCTAGCGTTATCGCCGGCAAAAGTCCTCGTGTAAGTGTGCGTGATCGTGGCCGGCTTATCGTTAGCATCCCTTAGTTCTGGGATCTCCCAAAAAATCGCGATGGTCTCTCTCTTCTTAGGCTCTTCATCCATATAAGAATGCATGTTGGTTCCAAGTTCTGCTATCATGTAAGCCACGGCATCGTAGACACCTGGTTGTATACTTGGTCTCGATTCGCCGCTCCCATTGTCATCAATCATTGTTGGCATTTTACTTGTCCTGTTTATAAAAAGTGCTGTAATCTTACACACTGTTCCAACATTTTGTAAACGACCAAATGCCAACATATGTAAAGGGTGATCAACCAAAAGACCAAACCAAGCCGATGCAAGCTCAGATCGAAGCTGAGTTTCAAGACTTCTTACTGACACAAAACATCGAGTTCACTGGCGCCGGCTTCATAGCCGACGATCAGTATCACCACGCTCGGTTCATAGGCGACAAGTCGAGGAAGCAGAATGCCTGGTATGTCTTTTTCTGGAACGATGGCCGCGCCTACGGAATGTGTGGCGACTACCGAGTAGACCAGAGTAAACCCACGGCGACCTGGAAAGCCGGCAAGGGTGAGACCAAGTTTACGAAAGCAGACAGAGAAAGAATTAAACATCTCAACGAGCTCGCAGCGCAGAGACAGGAGCTGGTTTATAATGCGGCAGCGGAGAAAGCCAAAAAGCTATGGGCCACTTACACGGACTGCGACTCGCACCCTTATCTCACTGCGAAGGGTGTAGCCAGCCACAATTTAAAAGTTACTCATCAAGGTCGATTAGCTTTACCGGTTCTAAATCTGGAGAAAGGAATCGTTGGTTTACAACTGATCTCAGGTGAACCATCTCAGGACGGGGGCTGGGTCAAAAAGTTTCTTACTGGCACACGGAAGAAGGGCTCTTGGTTTGCGATCGGAACTAAGAACATAAAGAACGCACCAGTAATAAATTACGCGGAGGGTTACGCCACCGCCGCTAGCTATTACGAACATCACAAACAGCCGATCTTCGTAACCTGGGACGCCGGCAACATCAAAGAAGTGGTCAAGGTCATAGGCAAAAAGTACCCCGATGCTCAACATGTAATAGTCGCAGACAACGACGAGAGCGGTGTAGGCCAACAGAAAGCCGAAGCCGCTCATCAAGAGTTACAGCTCATGGGCGTCGAAGCCAAAGTGATTATGCCGGTAAAGACTGGTGACTATAATGACGCGGTCAAAGAGGGTGAGCTTGTGACGCCGACCAAAGAGATCACGGTACCCACGGCATTCGACTTCAATAAGAACTCAAGCGGCCGACCCTTGAATACAAAAGATAATGTGAAGGGCGTTCTAATCGTCAACGACATTAGTGTGGTTTACAACGTCATTAAAAAGCGAATGGAAATCAGCGTACCCAATACAGAGTTTATCGCAGACCTCAAGGAGGAGGCAGCGCTGATCGAGATCGAGGATCGGTGCATACAGATCGGCGTCCCGCACCATAAAGTCAGGGACTACCTCAAGCTTCTGGCGAAGGAATACAACCCAGTCAAAGAGTGGATCGGTAGCAGGGCGTGGGATGGCAAGCCAAGGCTGCAAGCTTTCCTGGATAGCGTGACTAGCAGCAACACACAACTGAAAGAGCTGCTCATGACTAAGTGGTTGATATCTTGTGTAGCTGCCGCATGCGAACCTGAAGGCGTGGCGCTAGAAGGCATCCTGGTCATACAAGGAGCCCAGGGATTAGGCAAAACACTTTGGTTCAAGCGATTAGCCAATTACGAAGACGGCTGGCTACTTGAAGGCGCGACTTTGAACCCCAGCGACAAGGACTCAGTCAAGCAAGCGGTTAGTCATTGGATTGTCGAACTGGGAGAGATCGAGAGCACGTTCAAGAAGTCGGACATAGATCAGCTCAAGGCATTTGTGACAAAGCGCACAGACGAGCTTAGGTTGCCTTACGATCGAGCTTTTACAACTTACCAGCGCAGGACTGCATTTTACGCGAGTGTCAACGCCCGAGAGTTTTTAACAGATACCTCGGGCAACCGGAGGTTTTGGGTTATACCGGTTACGGCCATAAACGCAGATCACGGGATAGATATGCAGCAACTCTGGGCCGAGGTAGCGGAGCGATATTATCAGCCAGGTCAGAAGAACTGGTTCCTAACGAGTGAGGAGAGAGCACTGCTCCAAGACAGCAATGAGTTCTATCGCACCCAGAGCAGCACGGAGGATTTGATATTGGAGTGCGTTAACTTTGAGAGCAGACAGACTAAGCCAACACAAATGACGAGCTTTCTCAAAGACCTCGGTATCGTTGCACCGCGGATGGCTGACTTCAAAGAAGCCGCTCGAATACTCTCAGATAATGGTATTGAGCCACGCCGATCGAATGGTAAAAAGATATACGACCTCGATTATACGCCTCCCGAGAGCAGTGTACCTCAACCTGGCCCTGGCTCGTATTATGCGGACTAAGTTATACAAATGACTGAACTATTCCTCACTTGTGCTAATTGTTACTCGCAGGGTGCAGTGTTAGGTAAACTATGCACTGTACAGGGTATAGTCTAAGTATATGATCTATATAGATATTCTCATAGGTAAGGGTAGGGTACTTTACTTATTAACTATTTATTTTTATATGAATAGGTAGTAATAGTAGTAATAGTATTATGTATATATAGGAGTATAGAAACGCTATGCACCCTCACACTATACACTGTGATGACTACTGCCCATTTTTATTAGATCCTGGCTTGAGTCGCGAAGACAACTTCGTAAAATGGCAGGAAGCGAACAGGATCGAGCGTGAGGCTTGGGGTGATCTCCCGTACACAGAAGCCGAAGCGCGAGGAGCTTTCAATCTGGCAGTGAGTAATGGATGGCTGAAGTACAAAGACCAAGAGGTAGACCAAAGAAAGACCGACCAAAGTTAGCGCCAGCTCCCCAGGTCTTCGAGAAGGATGAAGAGTTCGGGCTGACAGAAATGCAAGCGGCTTTCGTGTGGCACTACACGGAAGGCGCTGCTGGTCAGACTGAAGCGGCTCGACGCGCAGGGTTCTCCTTCCCGAGCCATGCCTCGAGCAAGCTTCTCAACGGACGAGATCATCCGAATGTGGTTAAGGCGATCAAGATCAAGCAAGACTCGCTACGGGAGCAGTATGCGATTCGGCCAGAGAAGACTGCGAAGATGTTGTTCGAGATAGCCGAGCAAGCTTTCGAGAATGGTCACTACAACGCGAGTGTGAGCGCAGTCAAGGAGCTGAATCAAATGGCCGGCATCACGGTTCATAGATCCCAGAACTTGAATATAAATGCGAACATCGACAACATGTCGAAAGACGATATTAAGAAGCGACTGGGGGCATTGCTGGGTGTTACTGAGGAGCTATCGGACAAAGATCAGTAGGTTGACCTCGCTCGAATAAATTATCGAACAAACCAAGAAAAGAGGGTCTCTCTCTTTTCTGGCCCCCAAAATCCCAGAAAAATCGGTTTTTTTTGCTTTTGCCCGTCAAACTGGGCGCCTGGAGCGCAAAAACGTGTAAAAAGGTACGCAAACTTGCACAAAATGCGACATGGTCCTGCTCAGAACTGTGACAAAACGCCCGAATCGGTCCCAAATCACGGGTAGACGCCGCCGATCGGGACTCCTGGGCGCCCAAAAATCAGGATCGAGATGTTTTGCGATCGACCACCCGCACCCCCCAAATGCGCGACTGCGTGTAGCTGTATAGCTATAGCTGAGTTTGGTACGTTCAGTACTAAATTTATTGTGGCGGGGTAGTAGGTACCCTAGCCCCCCGTTTTTTAGCTCTGAGGAGATCGAAGCATCGGAGGGATAGGGCCAACATGGAGAAGTTGGACCCCAAAGGTAACCATATCTGGATTTGATTTCTATCAGAATCTGCTCATAATCGCCGGCATGACTGATTCAAGACAAAAGGGAGCGCAGTTTGAGCGCCAGATCGTGCGAAGGCTCAATGAGTTCTTTCACGATAATGGCTATCCGAATATCCAGTGCTCGAGAAACCTGGATCAATATCAGCAATCGAATCAATGCGACATTGAGATTCCTGGTCATGCGGTCGAGTGCAAGGCTTACAAAGACGGGTGGTGGTTTGCGACTGCTTGGTGGGACCAAGTATGCGAAGCGGTTCAATGTGAGACTCCGGTCCTAGTCTGGAAGTTCAACAACAAGCCGGTGAGAGTCACGATCCCGCTGCACTATGTGAATGACTCATTCGATGTGGATAACTCGAAAACGTGTGTAGTGACGTTTGATGAATGGCTTGATATTCTCAAGACCAAAGACCACTTGTTTGATGAGGTTGCCTAGTGGATCCAACGATCGATATATTTGCTGAAGCAGTAGCACCACCTCCGAAGTTGAGGTACACCCCAGAGCCTGATTTCGATCAAGTCATTCAGTTTACTCAGGATCCAGAAGCTTTCAGAACGATAGAAGCGATCGAGGGCCGTTATAAGAAAGGTCGAATAGATATTGAGCGAAAGAGAGCTGCCGGCGGTTATGGGATAGGTGAAGAGTTCGATCGCAGTGCATTTGAAGCTGACTTCCGAAAACTTAATGAGGCTTTGGAAAAGGGTATGCCGGCGCGACTTTTCCCAGCCTTCACTCCTTATACGGCTCAAGAAGCAGATATGGTCGCGCAAGTTTCTCAAGCAGATGCAGTACCTAGCATGGCACAACAAAGAGTCGCAGACGAGAGGATGGGCGATCGAGAAACAAACCGCATGATAGAGAAAGCGATGGGTCCGCTCGGCGCCAAAGTAGCTGGATTACAAGAAGGCATCGGATCATTGCTGGGTCGTTTTAGTGGTGGCACCGATGATCAGCAATTTATTTTACGTCCCGAGGGCCGTAAACCGGAGATAAAATTATTCAAGCGGGAAGGTGAGCGCGGTATGCCTGACCAGACCGGCATCCAGTTCACCAGGCGTTTTTGATTTGAACCCAAATGACGTAGACATATTTGGTTACAGTCTCGGCGGCTCAGTCTCTGAGATGATGAATCCTCGTCCCAAGCGGGAACCACTCACGGAAGCGCAACTCGCGAACATTGCGATGAGTTTAGCCCCAGGTGCTGCTAGCTTAGAGATAGGTGGAGAGTTTCCAGCTTTTCCAGAGCGCGGAGTAACTCCCGCCGAAATGCTTGTTGGAGAAAGAGCGCCAAGCCTTGAAGAGTTAATCAAAGAGCGTGAATTTTTAGAAGCTGGTTTATTAGGCTTAGGCGGTATCGGCGATATCCTATCGGCCGTTCCTGCCGTTGGACCTGTGCTCGGTTCGGCAGCGAAAACCCCCTTGGTGCTGAGTAAGATTCTGAAGGCTGGTGAAAATATCTCTGAGGCAGCGCAAAGGACAAAGCGCAAAGCGGAGGAAAATCCTGAAGACCCCCAGGCGTATGCAGAATTTTTGACTGTGAAAAAGGTTGAGGAGCAGCAACCATCTGGGATTGCATCATTAGGTGGTGAGCCAGAGACTCCTAACGTGCCAGAAGATGTGCCGTTGGTTCGTTTTGAGGGGGATAGTGCTCCACCGGAGCTCGCTGAGGGTACAGCAAGAACATTTCAGACTACGGGTAAGTATCGAGGCGCTCCTGCTGGTACTACTAGTCCGCAAAAGCTGGCTTCTATTCAGAAGAAGCTTAGAAACTATGCGGAGAAAGGTGCTGACCTCCGTATGTGGTATGAAAATACGAATAAGTGGGCTAAATCTCAGACTGGCGGTCGCCCAGGTCGTTTAGACCAATATGGTGCTACGGCGGCAATTACGAGCCAAGGCGCCTCAGTGCAAGCTAATGCCCCTATGGCCATGAAGGGCTTTAACCAGGCTTTGGTTGGAGATCCGGTCAAGGCGGGTAGGTTCCCTGCTTCACAAGGCCCAGCGATTGAAAGGATTTTTAAGGGTGATTCGCCGGCTTTAGGTCCGAAACGAGAGCCCTTCTATCAAGCGATCGTCCAAGATCCCGATAGACTCAGACAGACCAACGATATCAGGCAAGCCAGAGCCTTCGGGTATAAGAATGCCGATGGCAGCACTTTTGATGGCGGCTTGAGTGACGCTCAGCATCGATTTATGGATGAAGAGACCGACAAACTTGTAGAGTTTGCTCGTAACAACAAACTCGGAGGTTATGACGATTGGAACAGGGATCGTGTGCAAGCTGCTATTTGGATAGCTCAAAAAGCGGAAGAAGAAGGTACTACGATCGCTGAGGCCGGCAAGATGTTTCAGGATTTCACGCCTCAAGCAACTATACGCACCGAGGCAGCTCCTTCGGAGTCCCTGCAACACCTGGGCGGCATCTTTGATGATCCAGAAGTGTTAGCTCAATACAGCGCAGCGCAAGAAGAATTGATGATGACACCCCTGGGGCAGGATTTTATTACGGCTCAAGCGGGTGCTATGTCTAACCCCGTATACAAGGCTCCAGGTATATATGAGGGCAGAAGTAATCCTGGTGTCGGTATCGATATATCTGTCGGCAAGAGCCCTGATACGATAGTCGATCCTGTGACCGGCAAGGGCGTCGAGGCCAGCGTTATGGATCCTTCCAGCAGGAAGTTAATCGAATCAATTGCGGCACTCCAAGGTTTGATGAGAGCTCAAGATACAGTCGGTTACACTGCGATAGTGAAAGCACCCAACGCAGCGACTAGGAATGCGTTGAAGGTAGATCTAGGCCGTACAGTCTCTCGAGACGAGATAATTAAGCTCGAGGAAGATATCAATAAACAGTTTGGCGCCGGCAAGCTGATACCTCTACACGCAGAAGACGGTTTCTCAGTAATCACACTTGATGACGATGCGCTC